GAATGTTGGCTAAGGTAAAGAAAAGGACACCTGTTGGGGTATATAAGGATGGCCATAATGGTGGTGATTTGAGAAGAAATTGGCAGGTAGGAAATCTAGTTAAAGAGGGAAATGGATACTATATAGAAGTTTTTAATATGATTGATTATGCAAGTCACGTTGAATATGGCCACAGGACAAGGCTGGGGAAAACGAATCATCCAGCTACCTATAAAAAACGTGGCACTATTGATTTTGTTCCTGGCCAACACATGCTTAAAATAAGTGTGGAAGAATTAAATAAGGAACTCCCACAGCGTTTGAGTAACTGGCTCGACAATGTAATCAAGGAGCATGGCCTATGATTAGTATAAAAGATGTCAAGGATGCAGTAGCTTTAAAGCTTAGTCAGGAATTTAAAGAAAATATCATATATGATGAACAGGTAAAACAGGGGTTTGATCCGCCTGCTTTTTTTGTGCAGGTAATCCCTATAGGTACAACCAGGTCAAGCCTTCTGACAAAGAATCCTACACTGACCATAGATATTCAGTTCTTTCCTGAAACAGAGTGCAATGACGATTTGTATAATATGCAGGATAGGCTTGAGAATAGCTTTATATCGGGAATACAGGTCAAAGATAGATTTATTACTATAATAAAAACAGAGCATGCCATAGTTGATTTTGTACTCCATTTTCAACTTGATTTGGATTACCTGGTTTCAATCAGAGATGAAGTCAAAAAAGGACAAGAAAATATTAAGAAAATGGGAGAAATCCATTTTAACAAGGAGGTTTTTAAATAATGGGATTGCCAAGTACCAATATTGTATTTAGACAGCAGGCATCTACGGCTATACAAAGGGGAAACAAAGGTATAGTTGTATTGATTTTGGAAGAGGCTGCAGTGCCGGAAGTAAATCCAATAGAAATCAGCAGTGTAGATTCTATTCCAAGTACTCTTTCAGATGACAATAAAGAACAAATAAATTTAGCCTTTATAGGATACACAAATCCGCCTAAAAAGGTTATAGCTTATATAATTGCCAAACCGACAGGGGATCCTTTACCAGCTGCTGATTATTCAGATGCACAGCATTATCTTGAGACAATTATATGGGATTATATAGCTGTGCCTGAAATTGCAGATGATGCTACAACTAATTTTGCCACATGGATAAAGGGACTAAGAGACACCAAAAACATAAAAGTTAAAGCAGTTCTGCCTAATTGCGCAGGAGACCATGAGGGTGTAATAAACTATACTAACGAAAGCAATAAACAGGAGAATAAAGAGTATACAGCAAAACAGTACTGTGCTAGGATAGCAGGGCTTTTAGCGGGAACACCACTTAATTCATCTGCAACTTACGCACAGTTACCAGAACTTGTTGATTGCGACCATTTGACGAAAGAAGAAGCAGATGAAGCAGTGGATACAGGAAAATTGATTCTTATAAATGACGGTAGAAAAGTCAAGATAGGAAGGGCAGTAAACAGCCTTGTAACTTTACCGGAAGGCAAAGGAAGATCTTATAAAAAAATAAAGGTTATAGACATTATGGATCAAGAGTATAGGGATATAAAAGAAACTATAGAGGATCGTTATACAGGCAAGGTAGAAAATGATTATGACCACAAGACACTACTTATAAATGCCATTGCAGACTATTTCAGTGAGCTTGAAATGCAGGGGCTTCTCAATAGAGGAAGCAGTGATGTTTCTTTAAATATGTCGGCGCAAACGGCATATTTAAAAGAGGTAAATTATAAGATGCCTGATGGCAGAGGTGTAGAGGATATGACGGAACAGGAAATAAAAAATGCCAATACAGACGAAAAGGTGTTTATGACCGGTTCTCAAAAGATTATAGATGTCATGGAAGATATTACCTTCGATATAGCGATTTAGAAAGGGGTGAGAAATAAATGTTGAATAGTCAAGGATATTACAACGAAGAAAATACCATACACGGCAATTATGGAGCTGTGTTTTTGGACGATACACAGATAAATGAGGCAACAGGACTCCAGGCAAAGTTTAAACTAAATAAGGGTGATGTGCCAATGTGCGGGACCATGTTCAAAAAGTACAAGATAACTTCCGTAGAAGGCAGTGGAACACTTACCATGAATAAGGTTACATCAAGAATGATACTTTTGGTTGGCGAAGCAATACAGAATGGTAAAGAGCCTGTATTTAGTCTTACAAGCAAACTTTCAGATCCAGGTGCTATTGGTACTGAATGTGTGGAGCTTTTAGGTGTCAAATTTGACGAACTTCCACTTGCAGACTGGAAGGCAGGAGCTTTGGGGACTGAATCTGTACCATTTACGTTTGAAGGCTTTAAGCCAATAGATACTATAGATCCAAGTGGAATGTAAATTTTGAGGAGGAATTGATAATATGAGTAAGATAGATTTATTATTGAAAATAGATAAAACTAAACTAATAAGGCCATCAAAAGACGTTGAAATAAAAAGGCTCTCTGAAGTATTGGGGGAGCCTTTTATAGTAACCTGTCAGGCACTTACAGCTGATGAACAGGAAGAAATACAGGAGAATGTTTCTGTAAATACTGATGGTGAAATAAATACAGACAAGAATATACAGATAGAAACTGTACTACATGGAATAAAAGACCCTGATTTGTATAACAAGAAGGTTATTGAGTATTTTGGTGCTGCAACTGCATATGATGCTGTAAAAAAGATATTTCTGCCTGGAGAAGTTACTTCCATTTACACTACAATTACAAAATTGAGTGGTTTTAATAAAAATTCGGTTAAAGAAATAAAAAACTCATCCACTCAGACCCCGAAGTCAGACTCATGTATGAGCTCTGGAAAGAAAAGCGAATAAAAAAGGCGTCTGAGTATTGGAATTATAGCCTTGGTGATAAGATATTTACCAGGGCTTTCTGGGATGAATATGTTACGGAAAGAAACAAGAAGATGGAAAGTATGGGGAGAGATAAAGTGCCTATTTTCCCAACAATTAGTATGTAGTATAATATTTTTGAGGTGGTTGGGATGTCAATTAAATTTTGTAAAGTATGCAATAGAAATGTAACCCCAATTAAAAGATTTAGTATAGGATGGTTTTTAGTAAATTGTATATGGATTATAGGCGGTGCAGTATATATTTTGTATTGGGCATTACTAAAAAAGAAAGAGTGCCCAATATGCCATTCACATGAATTTGAAAAAGCACATAAAGAACTAATAAAATAATCATTAACCCTCCATATGGTATTTTATGATATAATTGGACAAAGTTTATACATTTTGTTACAATATTATTAATAAAACATGAATTGTATAAGGGGGATAAAAAACATGGGAGATAAACCTAAAAAGAAATTTTATAAAAAATGGTGGTTTTGGGTATTGGTTGTTGTTATAATAGGCTTTGCAATTAGTCAATCAGGGAATAATGAACCCAAAAAAGTAAGCCAAAGCAACCAGTCAACGACTGAAAGTGAGCAAAGTAAGCAGGCTCAAACAGCCAGCACTGAAAGTACTCCTAAAACAAAAACTTTTAAAATTGGTGAAACAGTGCAATTAAAAGATTATAAGGTAACAGTCAATAAAATTAGGACTTCTCAGGGGGATGATGTATCTCAGCCTAAACAGGGCAATGAATTTTTATATGTAGATTGCACTGTTGAAAATATTTCAAACGAACAAAAAACAGTGTCTTCTGTTATGATGTTTAAGGTTGAGGATAAGGATGGGAGATCCTATGAGCAGACTATTACTACAGATGGTAATGGACAGTTAGATGGAGATGTAGCACCAGGCAGGAAAATAACTGGAGAGTACATAGTTGAAGTTCCTCAAGGCAAAACAGGACTTGACTTAGTATTCGATAGTTCTCTTATTAGTAGCGGGCAAGTAATTGTTAATTTAAATTAAGAATATAAAAAAAGAATCACTTATGTGTGGTTCTTTTTTTATTTAACAAGTAGGGAAGTGAGACTATGGCTGAAATAAGGGCAAGATTAACTTTGGATGATGATTTCTCTGCGCAAATAAAAAAATCAACAGAGGGAGCTGATTTATTCGCTGAATCTATAATTAAGGTTAAAACTCATATGAAAGATTTAGCAGCTCAAAGATTTGAAACAACCATAAAAGCCAATGATGAGGCTACAAAAAAAATATTGGAAGCCAAGAAAGTTATGGATAGTGTTAAGAAAAGTATTGCCATAACTGTAGCAGCGAAAGATATAGCTTCAGGAAAAATAGCTAAAGTTAAAGGGAAATTGGAGCTATTAGGCGCAAAAACTTTCTCGCCTATCATAAAAGTTAAGGATGAAGCCAGTAGTACAATTAAAATGGTAAGCGATAAGCTTATAAATTTAAAGACAATGGCTGCTGCAGTTGCCGCAAGTTTTGCGTTCAATAATACAATAGGAGCAGCTTCAAGGCTCGAGCAGGAAGAAGTTGCAATGAAACATTTTATATCTAATAACAATAGTAAAGCTGGTGCAGCTAAAGTTCAAAGTATGACAGACAGCTTCATAAATCAGCTTAGAGTAAATGCCAATGAAACACCATTTGGGACTAATGAAGTACTAGCTGCAGGTAGAAGAGCAGTAAATATTACGAATGGTGACACCAGCAAATCTATGGGACTTGTAGATCTTGCTGAAAATATGGCAGCTTTAAATCCTGGTAAAAGTGTTATGGATGCAATGGAAGCTCTGGCGGATTTAAAAACTGGTGAATTTGAAAGAATGAAAGAATTTGGGTTTAAATTTAGTGCCCAACAATTTAATGGCCTTGTAGGAAAAGGACAGAATGATACTTTGACGGATAGTGAAATGACTAAAGCATATGATATGACGGTAAAAAATAAGTTAAATCCTGTTTTTGCTGGCGGTGCTAAGGAGTTAAGTAACACCACAGCAGGTCAATGGAGTACTGTGACAGGAAACCTGGAAACTATAGGAACGAACTTTGGCAAAGCTTTTTTACCTGTCATAAATTCAGTGTTAAAACCATTGGCAGGCTTATTGGATAAAAATTCTGACAAGTTTACTAAGTTTGGACAGGATATTATTAAAGCTGGTAGTGCTGTTAAAACAGCGTTAAATCCAGCTTTTATTTTTATATCTCAAATTTCTCAGAAGTATTTAATTCCTGCATTTAATTCGGTAAAAAATGAATTTCAAAAATATTTACCAGTTCTTGTTTCTACTTGGAGTAAATTTATTTCTAATATAATGCCTTATTTAAAACGATTCTGGAGTGCAATACAACAATATATAATACCTATAGTGCAGGATCTATGGGTAAAATTTAAAAATATAATGCCTGGAATAGCTGATATTTGTAAAACTGCGTTTGAAATTGCAGCAGGAGTAGTAAAGATAGCTATAGGTGTTTTTGAAAAAGTTGCACCAGCCATAAAATTTATGTATGATACTATTTCACCTATTTTAAATGGAGTTATATGGTTGTTTGATAAAGTGGCAGAAGCTATAAAAACAGCATTTGGATGGCTAACAAATTGGAATAATAAAGATGTATCTAATAAAAATATTCCTGTTCAGCAAGGGAAGCCTATTGTAGCAACCAATTTATTCCCGAAAAATTCTCTTGTTCAGCCAGTTACTCCTAAAAAAACAACTAATGTTTATGATCTTTTGCCTGGTAATGCTATCGGCACTTCATATTGGAAAGGTGGCCCTACATGGGTAGGTGAAAAAGGACCAGAAATTTTAGAGCCACCGGCAGGCAGTAAAATATATAGCAATCGTCAAAGTATGAAAATGATGGCACCTAATATGAACTTTATATCCGGTATGACACCTGAAGTATCTACATGGGGAAAAGACATACCTATGGGTATGGCAAAAGGTATCAGGAACAATACAAAGCCTGTTACCGAATCAGTTACTCTTATGGCCAATAAAATAAGAGAGTTAATACATTTTACTGCACCAGACAAAGGTCCTCTTTCTGATTTTGACACTTATCCCGTAGATATGCTGAAAACTTTTGGAAATGGAATTCAAAACAATACCAAGCTTGTAACTACACCGACTACAAATATGAGTGGAAGTGTAAAAACTATATTTACTGATTTGACAACCCAAAGTTCAGGTTATGGGCAACAAGTAGCTGGTCAATTTGGGGCAGGAATGAAGTCTGCCGAAAGTAATTCAGTTGGTATAGCACATGAGCTTGTTCAAAAAGTTATTGAGGCGTTTACCGGGCCAGAGGGTTTCGATATACATTCACCTTCTAAAAAAA